AATATTTTTAGAAGATGGCACGATATAAAGGGTAGAGAAAAAAATAGTAGATCTTACTGGAAAGAAAATAAATACATAATATCAGAGGATCAAATATACTTGTACAAGAAAAAACATTGGATGGCTATGCCAGGATTTTCATTTATAAAACCAATCAAACAAGATGATAAGTTTAGTTTAGAGAATGAAAAAGCTTTAATTGGTATAGTAAAATATTCTGATGGTATGTTTAAAAACAACGAATTAGTAGGTTTTAAACCAAGAATGCACTGCGAGGATTTCATTAACAATGAAAGACTATATCGAGTTTTAAATAAATTTATTACAATTAAATATGAATATCAAGGAAACGAAGAAGAATATAATCCAAGCTGGACACAAAGCGGTTGAAGAGTTAATTAAAGTTGCTAGAGAAGAAATAGTTGATTCAGACGAGGATATATCAGCTGATAGATTAAAAAATGCGGCAGCTACGAAGAAGTTAGCTATATTTGATGCATTTGAAATATTAAATAGAATCCACGAGGAAGAAAATATGTTGGAAGGTAAAACTGAAGAGAAAAAGGAAAGTACTTTCAAAGGATTTGCAGAAGGAAGATCTAAATAATGTATAAGCAAACATTATATAAAGTAGTAGAACCTATAAAATCAAATACCATTAAAAGACTTAACAAGTCTAAAAAGTGGAAATATGGTTATAATAAAGAAAATGATATTGTTGTTATTTCTAAGACTGGACAAATTGGTGAAATACTTGAAATCCAAGGTTTTCAAATAGCTTTACCTAAGCAACCAAAAGAAGTATATTCTTGTAGTAAAAAACAAGAAGAGCAAAAATGGAAACAGTTTCCAGCTAATCCTGATTTTAAAAGAATTAAAACAGTATTTGATTGGCAAACATATCCAGATGATTTTAAAGAAAAACATTACGGATATATAGACGAAGAGTTTAGAAGAAGAGAAGAGGGATTTTGGTTTACGAACAATGGTAAACCAACGTATATAACGGGTACACACTATATGTATCTACAGTGGAGTAAGATTGATGTTGGTGCTCCAGATTATAGAGAAGCAAATAGATTATTCTTTATATTTTGGGAAGCTTGTAAAGCTGATAATAGAAGTTATGGAATGTGTTATTTAAAAAACAGACGTTCTGGTTTTTCTTTTATGAGTTCAGCTGAAACAGTTAATCAAGCTACTCTTGCAAGTGATAGTAGGTTTGGTATATTATCTAAAACAGGTGCTGATGCTAAAAAGATGTTTACGGACAAAGTAGTACCTATTAGTTTAAATTATCCATTCTTCTTCAAACCAATACAAGATGGTATGGATCGTCCAAAGTCTGAACTAGCATATAGAGTTCCTGCTAAAAAGTTTACTCGTAAAAAAATGAGGGAACGTGAGGAACAAGATGACATGGAAGGTCTTGATACAACTATTGACTGGAAAAATACAGGTGATAATAGTTACGACGGTGAAAAATTAAATTTACTAGTTCACGATGAAAGTGGTAAATGGGAGAGACCTGATAATATAAAAAACAATTGGAGAGTTACAAAAACTTGTTTGCGATTAGGTAGTAGAATAATAGGTAAGTGTATGATGGGAAGTACATCTAACGCATTAGATAAAGGAGGTGATAATTTTAAAAACTTATACAATAACTCAGATGTCACTAAAAGAAACCGCAATGGACAGACTAAGTCAGGATTATATTCTTTGTTTATCCCTATGGAGTGGAACTACGAAGGATTTATTGATGAATATGGACAACCCGTGTTTAACACTCCTAAAGAAAAAACATTTGATCCACAGGGAATAGAAATAGATTATGGAGTTATAGATCACTGGGATAATGAAGCAGAGGGATTAAAAGATGATCAAGATGCTTTAAATGAATTTTATCGTCAGTTTCCAAGAACAGAAGAACATGCATTTAGAGATGAAACAGGTAATAGTTTATTTAACTTGGTTAAGATATATGAGCAAATAGATTATAATGAGGGTATTAGAAACTCTTCAACAATAACACCTGGTAATTTTCAATGGACCAATGGAGTTAAAGATACTCAAGTTACTTTTAATCCAGATCCTAACGGTAGGTTTAAGGTTAGTTGGGTTCCAGGGCGAAAGTTACAAAATAACGTTATATTAAAAAATGGCGTAAAATATCCAGGTAATGAACACATGGGGGCATTTGGCTGTGACTCTTATGATATATCAGGAACAGTTGATGGAACTGGATCAAAAGGAGCTTTACATGGGTTAACTAAGTTTTCAATGGAAGATGCCCCAGCTAATACATTCTTTTTAGAATATATAGCAAGACCACAAACGGCTGAGATATTTTTTGAAGACGTATTAATGGCTTTAGTATTTTACGGAATGCCAATATTAGCAGAGAATAACAAACCAAGACTTTTATATTATCTTAAAAGAAGAGGGTATAGAAGGTTTAGCATGAATAGACCGGATAAGATTTGGAACAAGTTGTCTACCGCAGAAAAAGAAGTTGGTGGAATACCTAACTCAAGTGAAGATATAAAGCAAGCTCACGCTGCTGCAATTGAAATGTATATCAATGACCATGTTGGATTATTAGAAGATGGCACGTATGGTACGATGTATTTTAACGATACTTTAAATGATTGGTCAAAGTTTGATATAAACAAAAGAACAAAACACGATGCTTCGATAAGCACTGGTTTAGCCATAATGGCTTGTAATAGGCATTTGTATAAACCAAACTTAGATAGAGAAAAAACCTCATTAAACCTAAACGTATCCAAGTATAACAATAAAGGATTTCAATCAACAATAATAAAAAATTAATATATGACAGAGTCTGTTATAAATTTTCCATCCCAAGCGGTTAGTGATATTGAGAAAATGTCAATGGAATATGGCGAGAAAGTCGCAAAAGCTATAAAACAAGAATGGTTTGATGGAACTAATAATAAGTTTCAAGGAAATATAAATAGTTTCCATCAATTAAGACTATATGCTAGGGGGGAACAATCAATACAAAAATACAAAAACGAATTATCTATAAATGGTGACTTGTCTTATTTAAATTTAGACTGGAAACCAGTACCTATTATCCCTAAGTTTGTTGACATAGTTGTCAATGGTATGGCACAAAGAAACTTTGAAATAAATTGCTTCTCTCAAGATCAACATGGTGTTAGTAAGCGAACAAAGTATATGGAGTCTATACTTAGAGATATGAAAAGTAAAGAATTCAATGATTTAGCTAAAGCCGCTTTTGATATAAATTTATACGAAAATCCAAAAGAAACACTACCTGAAACACAAGAGGAATTAGCGCTACACATGCAACTTAATTACAAACAATCTATTGAGCTAGCTGAAGAACAAGCTATAAATGTTTTAATGGAAGGTAGTAATTATGATTTAATAAGAAGACGTTGTCTTTATGATTTAACAACAATAGGTATTGGAGCCACTAAGACTACATTCAACTGGAGTGATGGAGCTAGAGCTGAATATGTTGATCCAGCTAACTTAGTTTATTCATACACTGAATCTCCTTATTTTGATGACATGTACTATGTTGGAGAAGTTAAAGAGATACCAATAAATGAATTAGTAAAACAATTCCCTGAATTAACTGAAGAAGACATAAAAGAAATATCAGAAAATTCTAATATAGCAACTCATAGCAACAATAGATATAACACGGGTAGTGATAAAAATAAAGTTGAAGTATTATACTTTAATTACAAGACTCACGCAAATGATGTATATAAGCTAAAGAAAACAAGTAGTGGTGCAGAAAAAATCATTCCAAAAGACGATACGTTTAATCCACCAAGCGATATGGATGGAGATTTTAGCAAGTTAGAAAGAGTTGTAGAAACAATGTACGAAGGTGTGTATTTATTGGGTTGTCAAAAATTATTAAAATGGCAAATGGCTTCTAATATGATGAGGAGCGATTCTGACTTTAGTAAGGTAAAAATGAACTATCAAGTTGTTGCACCGAGGATGTATAAAGGTAAAATAGAATCTATAGTTAGTAGAATAACTGGTTTTGCTGATATGATTCAGTTAACACATTTAAAGCTACAGCAAGTTATGTCAAGAATGGTACCAGATGGTGTTTATCTTGATGCTGATGGACTTGCTGAGATAGATTTGGGTAATGGAACAAACTATAATCCACAGGAAGCTTTAAATATGTTCTTTCAAACTGGTAGTGTTATAGGTAGAAGTTTCACCTCTGATGGTGACATGAATCCAGGTAAGGTGCCAATACAGCAAATTAATCATGGGGCAGCTGGGGGTAAAATGCAGTCATTAATTCAAACATATAATTATTATTTACAAATGATAAGAGATGTAACCGGATTAAATGAAGCTGTAGATGCTACAACTCCAGATAAAAATGCTTTAGTGGGTGTGCAAAAACTAGCAGCTGCTAATTCAAACACGGCTACGAGACATATATTACAATCAATGATGTTTTTGACAGTTGAGGTTGCTGAGTGTTTATCTTTAAGAATTTCTGATATCGTAGAATACTCACCTACAAAAAACGCTTTTATTCAAGCTATAGGTGCTCACAACGTAGCAACACTAGACGAATTAAAAGAACTTCATCTTCATGATTTTGGTATATTTATAGAACTACTACCAGACGAAGAAGAAAAAATGTTATTAGAAAATAATATTCAACAAGCACTTGCTCAGCAGTTAATAGAACTAGATGATGCTATTGATTTACGTGAGGTTAGAAACTTAAAACTAGCTAATCAACTTCTTAAGGTTAAGAGAAAAAGAAAACTAGAGAGAGATCAGATAATTCAACAACAAAACATATC